GTCGGCGTGAAGTTAAACTCAGTCGATCTTTCAGATCACGTTACCGCAGTAACACTTAACCGTACTTTCGACGAGCTCGAAGTAACAGCAATGGGCGATGGCGGACATAAGTTCGTTAAAGGCCTTGAGGCATCATCAGTCACAATTGACTTCCTAAATGACACAGCAACATCGAACGTCCTACAGACCTTGCAAGCTGCATGGGGAACAAACGTCACAGTAGTTCTACTACAGGAAAAGGGAACCGCAGTATCTGCGACCAACCCACTCTATACTATGACTTGTTTAATCAACTCAACTACTGATGTTAATGGCGCTGTCTCTGACATCGCAATGCAGAGCCTGACATTTAACGTCTCAGGCACTACAGTAGTTGCCACTACAGGCACATTCTAAACTAACTAAACAAAGGGGCACAGCATGGCAAAGTTAATAGTCACGATGGCAGACAATAGCGTCACCGAGATCGAGATCACTCCTCGATTGGAGTACGCGTTCGAGCTATATGCTAAAAAGGGATTTCACAAAGCATTCCGCGATGATGAAAAGCAGTCAGATGTCTATTGGCTTGCATGGGAAGGCCTTCGACTAAGTGGAGTCACAGTCAAGCCATTCGGCGCAGACTTTCTCGAAACTCTTAAGAGTGTAGAGGTTGCAGAGTCTGACCCTTTGGCCTAGGCAGGGATAGCATCCACTATCTCATCGCTCGCTTGAGCATTGAGACGGCTATCCCTCCACAAGCACTTATAGATTTAGATTCATCGATGCTCCAGATGTTACTGAAAGCATTGAAAGACAGAGCGAAGGAGCAACAGGATGCCTACAGAAGTAAGCGGCGCACTTGAACTCCGCAAGGCACTCAAGAAAGTTGAGCCTGCTCTAGCTAAAGAAACCGAGAAGGAGATTAGAAACCTTCTCAAGGTAGTTGCAGTTAAGGCTAGAGGATTCGTCCCTAGCGATGCTCCACTCTCAGGATGGGGTAATGCTGTAGGCCTATGGGAAAATCGCGTCTTCAGCTCTAGCGACATCAAGCGCGGCATCGGATACAGTACTGCGCCATCTAAGCCTAATAAGCGCGGTTTCAGATCGATTGCTACCATCTTCAATAAGAGTGCAGCAGGATCGATCTACGAGACTGCCGGACGTAAGTCAGGGCCAGAGGGTAGAGGACAAGCTCCTCTAGTAGATATCTACAAAAATGCTGGTACACCTTTCGCAAGAAAGGCTGGCTACAAGCAGCGCAGCAGCGACAAGACGAAGAGTCAATCTGCTAACCCTAATGCAGGCCGCCAATTTATTGATGCCTTGCCGCCGTTGGTCGATAGCCAGCAGTCAAGCGCAGCAGGCCGTCGTACTCGTAAGACTAAAGGCCGTTTATTATTTAGAGCATGGGCAGAAGATCAAGGTAAGACCAATGCTGCCGTATTGAAGGCTATCGAGAAGTCAATGGACACAGCCCTCAGAGTTACTAAGGGAACTACAATGAAATTTAGAGGCCGCTAATGTCAGCCAATTCAAGTCTAGCAATCCGCATTGCAACGATCTTTGACAGTAAGGGACTTAAGCAGGCTGGCAAGGAAGTCAAAGGCTTACAGGGTGCTGTAAAGAAACTAGCAGGCGCAGCAGGCATCGGCCTATCAACTGCCGCCGTTATCAATTTTGGTAAGAATGCTGCAAAGGCGTTTATTGCCGATGAGAAGGCAGCCTCGCAGCTCGCACAGGCTGTCAAGAATCTTGGCCTATCTTTCGAGGTTCCACGTATTGAAGCCTTTATCTCTGAGTTATCTAAAGCCTCTGGCGTTACAGATGATGAACTTCGACCAGCAATGCAAAAGTTATTGCAAACTACTGGATCAGTTGCTAAGTCTCAAGAATTACTCACTCAAGCCCTAGACATCTCACGAGGCTCTGGCGTCAAATATGAGACAGTCGTTGAAGATTTAACCAAGGCTTATGTGGGACAGACTCGTGGACTCAAGAAGTATTCTCTTGGACTATCTCAAGCCGAACTTAAGACGATGAGCTTCGCAGATGTACAGAAAAAGCTTACTAATCAATTCAAGGGCGCTAACGCACAATACTTAACTACATACGCAGGAAAAATTGATTTACTTAAAACAGCAGCAGGTGAGGCACAAGAAACAATAGGTAAAGGCTTGGTCGATGCACTTACAATTCTTGCTGGCCAAGGAAACACTCTTGAACCTTTAGCGGACTCAATGCAATCTTTTGCTGAACAGACTGCTAACGTAGTTGTCGGTCTGGCTGATATTGCTTCAGGACTCACCAATCTTGGCGGTTTAGGTGACGTCAAATTTGGTACTCAAGGAGCTACTTTAGGCGATTTATTTAGCTTAAACTTAAATATGATTCCGCTAATTGGTCCACTCCTAGAAGCTGCTAGATTAAGAGGCGCGACGATCAATACTCCTGGAATGGGCGGATATCCTTCGTCTGCACTTGGTCCCGGATATTTTGATCAAAATGAAGCAGCTCGCAAGAAGGCAGAAGAAGAAGCAGCCAAGCGAGCTAAAGAATTAGCAGCAATGCAGGCAAAATCATTAGCTTTACAGAAGAAGTCTCTAGCCTTACAGAAGGCTTCTAAGACTCTTAACCTAGATGCTATTGGTATTGAAGCAGCCCTCAAGGGCAAGATCAGCGAGACGGATCGCATCTCCTTGCTATTGCAGAAGGCTATCCTTGAAGGCAATGCAAGCCTAGCCACACAGTTATCTGATCAATTAGAAGCTGCAACTAAGCGCCAGAATGAACTACGCGCCTTGCTATTGACCACGCCAGAGGCACCTAATCCTTATCGTAACTGGACGCTACCCTTAGACCTTCTTAACTACACAGCCTCATCCCTTGGCGTATCTGTAGCACAATTACAGAATGCGCCAGTTGCTCCATCATCTAGCTTCTCAGATGCAGAGATGGAATTGATGTCTGCCGTCAATAGATTCCAAGGTGCTAATGCTCAAGCCATTAACGTCGAGGTCTATCTCGATGGCGACATCGTTGGCGGCGCAGTTACTAATTCACAGATTAACGGTTCACTTTCTGGATCGTTCAATCAAGTCAATCGCTCACGCAATAAGGGCGCAGTAGCAATCGAATGACACTTCCAGCCACAATCTCAGTATCATTCGACTTTAGCCAAGGTGCTACATTCGGCCTTGGCTTCGTTATTGGCGACGATAAATACGGAGTAATCGGCACAAGCGCATTTGGTGATTCAGCCGTACTCGATCCAGTAGTTGATCTTAGCAGCGTCACTCGATCAATTAAGATTAGCCGTGGCCGTAATATCATGCGCGATACTTACGAGTCCGGCAACTGCACAGTTCGAGTCTTAGACCCTGACTCTTACTTTAACCCTCAGAATGCAGCATCCCCTTATTTTGGCTATCTCACTCCACTTCGCAAGATTCGTGTAGCTGCTACAACTGCTACGGCGCAGGAGTTCCTATTCTCTGGATACGTTGACACTTACAAGTATTACTATCCAACAGGGCAGGAAATCGGCTACGTCGATATCGTCTGCTCTGATGCCTTTAGACTATTTCAGATGGCTAATGTGGCAACCGTTACAGGCGCAACTGCTGGCCAGACCACTGGTACTCGTATTACAAAGATCCTTGATCAAGTTTCATTCCCTACATCGATGCGTATCACCGACACAGGATCAACTACAGTCCAGGCAGATCCGGCAACGGCTCGCACATCCCTAGCAGCCCTCAAGGCAGCAGAGTTCGCAGAGCAAGGCGCATTCTTTATGTTGCCAGATGGCACGGCAGAGTTTAAGGATCGCGCTGATGTCGTGGCATCTCTAGCGGCTACCCCTATTGAGTTTAATCAGACTACAGGCATTCCTTACTCAGACCTTAAGTACGCCTTCGATGACAAGCTCATCGTCAATCAAGCCAGCATGACACGCATCGGCGGCACAGCGCAGACGGCAACCAACACAGATTCATCGGCTAAGTATTTCCCTCATGGCACAACTATTACAGACATGATCCCTCAGACAGATGCTCAAGTCTTAGACATCGCAAAGATATATGTGGCAACTAGAGCCGAGACCACGATCCGCATCGATGCCATGACTGTCGATCTACTCGACACAGATGTACCGACTGACACAATGATCGGTCTAGATTATTTTGACAACGTCAAGATCACTAACGTCCAGCCAGACGGCTCGACAATCGTTAAGACCTTGCAGGTGCAGGGCTTGGCATGGGATATAACACCTAACAGCATGAAATGCACAGTAACAACACTTGAGCCTATAGTCGAGGGTTTCATTGTAGGATCATCGACTTACGG